GTGAGTTAATGTTTGATATAGAAAGTAAGATTAGAATGAAAAAATTCGTTGACCCAGACATTATCGGTAGAGTTGCCACCCAAATACTCGGAACATCATCAGATACTAAAGACTTAAAAAAAAACTAAACTCTGATTCCAATTTCAGATTTCATTTTTTTTTAGCAGAGAAGCTACATAAAACAATAGGCGAAATTATGCAAATGCCTGTTGAAGAATTTTCTATGTGGGTAGCTTACTATAACCTCAAAAACGAAGAAGAACAAAAATCATTGAATAAGTTAAAGATGCAAGGTAAAAGAAGATAATGACGAAAAAACTCAATATTGACATCATTGCAAGAGATAAATCCCAAAGAGCATTAAATCAAGTTCAAGGAAATTTAGCTAAAACCAAATCATCAGTTATAAATTTAAAAAATGCTTTAATAGGTATTGGTGCAGGTGCTGTTTTAAAGTCTTTTATTGATGTAGGTAAAGAAGTAGAAAATTTACAAGTTCGTTTTAAATTTTTATTCGGTTCAGTTGAAGAAGGTTCATTAGCTTTTGATAATCTTTCTAAATTTGCTTCAAGAGTTCCTTTTTCACTAGAAGAAATTACTGCCGCATCTGGAAATTTAGCAGTTGTAGCTAAAGACGCAAACGACCTTAATAGAATATTAGAAATTACAGGTAATGTAGCCGCAGTCACAGGATTAGATTTTGCAACTGCGGGTTCACAAATTCAAAGAGCCTTTTCTGGTGGTATAGCCGCCGCAGATATCTTCAGAGAAAAAGGTGTTCGTCAATTATTAGGATTTAAAGAAGGTGCAAAGGTTTCAATAGATGAAACAGTTGCCGCATTTGAAGAAGCATTTAGTGGTGATGGTAGATTTGCAAACGCAACAGATGATTTAGCACAAACCCTTACAGGAACTGTGTCTATGTTGCAGGACAAATTATTTAACTTTCAAAAATTAGTTTCAGAACAATTTATAGGCACATTAACAACCGAATTAGGTGATTTAAATACATTCTTAGAACAAAATAATGAAATAACTGAAGAATTAGCAGAAACCTTAGGTGTAGGATTAGCAAAATCAGCAATAGCCGCAGGTGAAGCAATAATTCTTTTAAAAGATTCTTTAAGTTCTTTATTAGCTTTACAAAAAAGAACTGATGATTTTTTAAGTATGTTTAATTCTAGTGTTGTTGGTATTTTAACAGGCACAAATGGACTTAGAGCGTTAGGTGATGAATTAGAAGAAGATGATGAAGTAATAAAAAAAATATCTGTTTCAACTGACCATTTATCTCATAATTTTAAAGAAGCAACAAAAGCAGTTGAGGAAAATACAAAGTCAGTATCTGAAAATATAAATTTAGCTAAAGAAATGGAACAATTCCAAATTCGTAATAATGAAATTATGAAAACTATTAATCATGCTGAAATTCAAAGACAGAAAGAATTAGACGAAGCTGTTGAAAGAAGTTTTAAAAGACAAGAAGCGGCTCTAAAAAGAAAAGTAGAATTAGAAAGACAAGCACAAAATGAAATAGTTTCTTTAACAGGAAGTGCGTTATCAGATTTATCAAGATTAAATAAAAATGCATTTAGAGCCTATCAAGCGTTTCAGATAGCACAAGCAATCATAAACGCACATTCAGCGGCGTCTAAGGCACTAGCAACCTATCCTTTCCCTGTAAATATCGGAATTGCAGGTTTAAATTATGCGGCAGGAGCGGCAAGAGTAGCGGCAATCAGAGCAACCCCACCACCAAGAATTGCAGGTGGTAGAGTTAATGCAGGTGAGCCTTATATGGTGGGTGAAGCAGGAAGGGAAATGTTTGTACCTCAACAATCTGGAACTATTGTACCCAATAATCAATTAACATCACCTAATGTCAATATTACTATCATGGCTAATGACACTGAAGGTTTTGATGATTTACTATTAAAACGTAGAAGTGTTATTGTTAATGTGATAAATGATGCATTAAATACACAAGGGAAAGAGGCATTAATTTAATGAGTGGTACTTATCCAACATCACCTGTTTTTAGTTCAATAGGTTTTACATCAGAACAAAAAACAATTACTTCTACTACTGATAGTGGAAAGATGTTTAGTGTTCAAGTGGATGGGCAAAGATGGAAGTTTTCAGCTTCATACCCACCTTTAACTAGAACTACCTTTGCTCCTGTTTACGCATTTATAATGAAACAAAGAAGTCAAAAAGAAACATTCCAAATAGTTCCGCCTGTAATATCAAGTGCTAGAGGAAATGAACAGGGAACTATTTTAGTGAATGGTTCACACACAGCAGGTGATACAACAATAGCAGTTGATGGACACCATAATAATTCAAATGGTGCATTTAAAGCAGGTGATTTAATAAAGTTTGCAAATCACAGTAAAGTTTACATGATTGTTGAAGATGTAAACCCCTCTGGAAATGCATCTACATTAACTATTGAGCCACCACTAAGAAGTGCTTTAGCTGATGATGAAGCAATCACTTATGACAATGTTCCTTTTACAGTAAGACTTACAAACGATATTCAAACCTTTAATACCGATAATATAGACTTATATAAATTTGAAGTTGATTTTATAGAGGCTCTGTAATGGCTAGAGGATTATCTACTGCCTTAAAGAATGAATTAGCAACAAACAATATCAAACCTATTCTCTTAGTAGAAATATTATTTCCAACACCTATTAGAATTACCAATCACTACAAAGACATAAGTCATAATTCTAATACCTATAGTGCTAGTGGACATTTATTATCTATTACTGATAAAGCTGAAAATGCTGAGATAGATGTTTCTAATTTTACAGTAAATTTATCAGCAGTAGAAAGTACATTTACTTCAGTTATCTTAGGCAACAATGTATCAAATGATATTGTGACTATTGATATTGGATTATTAAATAGTTCTGATGCGTTAATAGATACCTATAACTATGATAAAGGCTATATAGAAAGTTTTAGAATAGATACTGATAAAGCAGTTATTTCTTTAATCTGTACTTCTCACTTTTCTGATTTTAGTAGAATAGCAGGTCGTAAAACAAACGAGGGAAGTCAACAAAGACTATTTGCATCTGATAAGGGATTTGAATATGCAGGTCAAACTGTTCAAGACATAAAATGGGGAAGGTCTTGATTGAAATTATTAATTTTTTAAAAAAATTTAAAGAATATCAAGAATACTCTGAAGAAAATCTAAAAGCACACATACAACCTAGTTATGAACTCAATCAATATAAGATATTCAAAGATGATGAAATTACAGGATTTGTAAATTGGGCATTTTTAAACGAAACCCAAAAAACAAAATTTATAAATCATGCAATCATAGACCAAACTAATTGGAACTGTGGTAATAATTTGTGTCTAGCAAATTTTGTTAGTAGTAAAAATATATTAGATATGGTTAATTGGTGTAAACAACATTTTTTTAAAGAATTAAAACAAGAATATGTTATTTGGGTAAAAGCATTTAGAAATAATAGAGTTATGAAGGTAAGTAATAAATGGCAGAAATAGTCAAAGGTATTCAACAAGTTGCACAGAAAGTTGTTTCTTGGTTTATAGATATTCCAGAAATACCAGATACACCAGAAGTAGAAGAAATAAGAGGTACTCTACTTAATAAACAATCTAATAATGCACAAATCCCTGTAGTTTATGGTGAACGATTACTTGGTGGAACAAGAGTATTTATTGAAACAAGTGGAACTGATAATACTTACCTATACATAGCATTAGTTTTATGTGAGGGTGAGATTAATGCAGTCACACAAATACAAATTAATGATGATGCTGTGACTTTTAGTGGAAGTTTTGCTGATGGAACAGAAATAACATCTAATGATAGTAAATATGGAACAACTGTAAAGGCACAACCATTTTATGGTACTGATGGGCAATCAGCATCAAGTTTATTATCAACATTGTCTAGTTGGGGTAGTAATCATAAGTTATCTGGTATTTGTTATGTTGCATTTAGATTTGAATGGGATAGCGACAAATATACAGGCATTCCAAATATCAAAGTAAAAATACAAGGAAAAAAAATATCAACCTTTGATGCGAGTAGTAATGAAACCACAGGACAGTATTCTACTAACCCTGCATTTGTTCTTCTAGATTTTATGAGAAATGAAAGATATGGAAAAGGCATTCCATTAACTGAATTAGATATACCTAGTTTTTATTCAGCTTCTCAAATAGCAGATACTACAGTCACTTACTTTACAGGAACAACAGGCAAACTATTTGAATGCCATACAGTTTTAAATACTAATAAAAAAATATTAGATAATGTAAAAACACTTTTAAGAGGTATGAGAGGACTTTTACCTTATGTACAAGGTAAGTATAAATTAATAATAGAAAGCACAGGAACTGCAAGTTTTACTCTTGATGAGAGTAATATTATTGGTGGAATAAAAGTAGAGAGTGAAAGAAAAGACCAAAAATATAACAGAGTATTAGTGAACTTTGTAAACCCAGATAAGAATTATCAAGCTGATACGATTGTTTATGACACCGACCATGCAACATTAAAGACTGCTGATGGTGGTTTTTTACAAGAGGGAAATATTACACTAAATACAATAAACTCACCTTATCAAGCACATGAATTTGGAAAAATTATTCTTCAAAGAAGTAGAAATAATTTAAAATTAGGACTTATTGCAAACTATGAAGCCTTAGATTTAGCGATTGGCGATATTGTCAATGTCACCTCAACAATTTTAGGTATGACAAACAAAGCCTTTAGAGTAAGTGGAATGACACTTAATTCTAATTTTACAACTAATTTATCTTTACAAGAACATCAAGATAGTTGGTACACATTCGACACAATAACTCAAGTTGCTACTGTTCCAGATACTAATTTACCAGACCCATTTACTATTCAACCACCTGCTTCATTAACACTAGGTGATGAAATGATAGAATACAATGATGGTAGTGTTTTGACTAGACTATCAGCTACCATTGGTGCATCTACCGACCAATTTGTTAGTGAATATGAAGTAGAAGCAAAACAAACTCTTGATAAGACAGGTGCGGCAGTCACAGATGATTTTAGAGTTATTGGTAGAGGCTCAGCATTAGAATATTTCCTACTTAATGCTATTGATAACGCAACCTATGAAGTAAGAGTCAGAGCCATTAATAGTATTGGTGTTAAATCTACCTTTGTCACTGCTACAAGACAAATTGTTGGACAAACAGCTTCGCCATCAGATGTAGAAAATTTTTCTATTAATGTTGTTGGCGACCAAGCTATTTTAGGTTGGTCATCTATTCCAGACTTAGACTTAGATTTTTATATTATTCGTTTTAGTACCGACACCACTAATCCCACATGGCTAAATAGTTTTGATTTTATTGAACGTATTGGCAGACCTGCCACATCAGTCACAGTGCCATTAAAATCTGGCTCATATCTCATCAAGGCACAAGATAAACTAGGCAACCAATCTATTAATGAAACTATTATTTCTACTAATATTGAAAGTGTTAATTTTATTAATGTTCAAACAATTAATGAACACACAGGATTTACAGGAACAAAAAGTAATGTTTCTTTAGTCACTAGGGATAGCACTAATTTTATTGGATTAACTGCAACAGGAACTGTTGGTGATAGTGCCACAAGAGTACCTGCTAATGGAACTTATGATTTTGCTAATACGATAGATTTAGGTGCTAAGTTAAAAGGTTTATTTTCAGCTTCTATATCTCAAATCACAGAAGATGTATCTGAGTTTTTTGATGGTGGGCGACCAGATGCAACTACTTTATTTGATGAAGGGCGACCAAGCCCATTTGATGGGGTAGCACCTGCTAATTCTCATACAATCTTAGAGATTGCTACTTCAGATGATAATTCTACTTTTTCAGCATTTAAGCCTTTTGTTGTGGGTGAACATATAGGTAGATATTTTAAATTTAGAATATTATTTGAAAGTGATGATTTGAAAGCTAGAGCCTTAATCAGTAATTTATCCGTCACAGTATCAGTAGCTAAAAGACGAGAAAGTGGAAATGATATTGCTAGTGGAACAGGGGGTAAGGCAGTCACCTTTACTAATGCCTTTAAGACAACTCCTGCATTAGGTATTGCGGCTCAGAACATGGACACAGGTGATTATTTTACGATTAGTTCTAAATCATCTACAGGATTTACCATTGAGTTTTTTAATTCTAGTGATACAAGTATAAATAGAACATTTGATTTTATAGCTGAAGGAAGTGGACAAGTAATAACATGAGCCAAGTATCACAAATAACATTAGATAACCAAGCCTTTAGTACATTTCGTAGTGCATTAAATAATTCTTTAGGTGCTTTAAATACAGGTCATATTGGCAGTTCAAGACCAAGTTCAGCGGCGGCAGGAACAATATGGCTAGACAATTCGGTCACAAATACTATAACAATGAAACTATTTGACGGAGCAGATGATTTAACATTGTTTTCTGTGAATACATCTACAAATGCAGTCACCTTACCTGCAACTGTAAGTATTACTGAAAGCGACCCAACTGCAATTCCGTTTGCAATAGCATTAGGATAAAAACATGGCAAATAACTTTTCAGTAATAGAAACATCTCTTTCAGACGCAACCTCTACGACTATTGTATCTACAACATCTAATAAACAGATTGTGGTGGGTTTAAATATAGCTAATACAGGCTCATCATCTATTGATGTAGATGTGGTTGTGAATGATGGCTCAAATAATTTTAACGTAGTTAAAGACGTATCAATCCCTGTAAATTCAAAAGTAGAAATCATCAAAGGGAAGTTAGTTCTAGGAAGTGGATATTCAATGACTGCTCAATCAAGTGCATCTGGTGGTGATTGCGATATTATCGTTTCCCTACTAACTGATGTTGCCTAATGAGTACCGATACTAACGATATCTATTATGTAGGTAGTAGAGCAGGAACAGATGATGTTGATGTTCTACATAAATCCACAATAACAAAATCCCTAGTCATTCCCTCAGATAGTAATGCCTTAATGGTAGGCACAGTGACTATTGATGGAACAATAACAGTAGATGGAACATTGGTGATAGTATGAGTAGCATTGAAGTAGATAAAATCGTACCTGCTACAGGAACAAGTTTAACCTTAGGTGATAGTGGTGATACATTTACTATTCCGAGTGGAGTGACCTTAACGAATAGTGGAACTGCTAGTGGATTTGGTAAGATTGGTCAAGTAGTTAGTGGAGTAAATTCAACCTTTGCAACAACAACATCAAGTACATATTCTGATACAGGTCTAACACAAGCCATTACACCTTCAGCTACTTCTAGTAAAGTTTTAATTATTATAAGTGCTAGTTTGGGTAATATCACCTCCGCAAAAAATAATAGTGCTAGAATACTTAGAGGTTCTACAGAAATTGAAGAATATTCAAGAGTATCTTTTAATAGTGCAGGTCATTCAGATGTTCAAAACAGTTTTGTTTTTTTAGATAGTCCAAGTACCACTTCATCTACCACATATAAATTACAATATAAAACAGACGGAGGTACTTTAAGATTTAATGATAACAGTATTTCTAATCCTGCATCAACAATTACATTAATGGAGGTACTAGCATAATGATTACTAAAGTAGATGCTTTGTTAAAATTAAAACCAGACGCTGAGTGGACTTGGCGAGGTGATGATTATGATGGTTTAAAATGGTTAGACCAAAATCAAACTAAACCAACTGAACAAGAAATATTAGATAAACAAACAGAACTTCAAACAGAATATGATAATAACCAATACCAAAGAGATAGAGCAAATGATTATCCCCCTATTGAAGAACAATTAGATATGCAGTATTGGGATAAAATAAATGGAACTAATAATTGGGAAACAATGATTGCAGAAATTAAAGCGAGATATCCAAAATGAGCATAATTAAAACAGATGAAATCCAATCAAGAACTTCTGGCAACAGAGTAGTCTTACCAGATGTCAATAACTATCCACCTTTTAGAAATTTAATTATCAATGGTGATATGTCTATTGACCAAAGAAATGGTGGTGCAAGTCAAACGATTGCATCAGCTAACACTTATTACATTGATAGATTTCTTGCTAGAGAAGTGACAGATGGCGCATTAACAATAGACCAAGATACTACTTCACCAGATGATTTTACTCATTCAATGAAAATTACTACTACAACTGCTGATGCTTCTTTATCATCAACACAAAGAGCCTATGTAGTTCAAAAAATTGAAGGATATAACATATCAAAATTAGCTTTTGGTACATCATCAGCAAAAACAATCACTATATCTTTTTATGTTAGGTCTAGTCTTACAGGAACATTTAGTGGCTCTATTTTAAATGAAGGTGAAAATAGGTCTTATGTTTTTGAGTACACTATAAATTCAGCAGATACATGGGAAAGAAAAACAATCACGATTGCAGGTGATACATCTGGCACTTGGGATACAGACAATACTGTAGGAATGTTAATTTATTTTAGTATGGGTATGGGAAGCACTTATTCTGGAAGTGCAGGTGCTTGGTCTGGTAATCAACTATTTGCATCAACAGGCTCAACTAATTTAGTAAGTACATTAAATGCTACTTGGTTTATGACAGGATTACAAATTGAACAAGGGGATAGTGCTACTCCGTTTGAGTTCTTACCTTTTGATGTGAATTTAAGAAGATGTAGAAGATATTATTTTCAGCCAGAATTTGGAACTGAACATTTTTTAAATACTATTGATAGTGATAATACTTACAGAAGAACTAACATAGTTCACCCAAATTCTATGAGAGCATCACCAACAGGAACTGTGACTACATCTCTCGGAAGTGGTACTCATGCATCTGGA